CAGCTCCGCCCCCGCCGTTGTAGAACCTACTGGCAGCGATCCCGCCACTACCGCCGCCGCCAGCAACGATAATGTACTCAATTGGCCCGCCTGATGTGACAGTAAGCGTACCTGATGAAGTAAACTTGTGATACTTAATTCCGCTTGATGTGTAGGTCGTACCTCCTGTAGCAGCAACAGTCGCATTTGTTCCTGCAGGTCCAGTCGGACCAGTCGGACCAGTCGGACCAGTCGGGCCTGTTCCACCTGTACTGCCCGTTTGACCTTTCTGTCCTTTTTGTCCTGTAGGACCAGTCGGCCCTGTACCGCCCGTTGGACCTGTAGCACCCGTCTGGCCTTTCTGTCCTTTTTGACCAGTTGGACCCGTTGGCCCCGTACCACCCGTAGGACCAGTATTTCCTGTCTGCCCTTTTTGGCCTTTTTGACCTGTAGGCCCAGTTGGCCCAGTCCCGCCCGTAGGGCCAGTTGGACCCGTGCTTCCTGTTTGGCCTTTCTGTCCTTTTTGCCCTGTCGGACCCGTAGGACCAGTGGGTCCAGTAGAGCCAGTAGGTCCAGTAGGTCCAGTAGAACCAGTATCTCCCTTTTGACCTTTCTGACCTTTCGCACCAGTCGGCCCTGTGGGGCCAGTGGGACCGTTTGGTCCTGTAGGGCCGTTTGGTCCTGTGGCACCAGTCTGGCCTTTCTGACCCTTTTGTCCCGTTGGGCCAGTTGGACCCGTGGGACCAGTTGGGCCTGTAGACCCAGTTTCACCTTTTTGACCTTTAGCGCCAGTTGGACCCGTTGGACCTGTTGGACCATTCGGACCCGTTGGCCCTGTTGGGCCAGTTCCGCCAGTTTGACCTTTTTGGCCCTTAGCACCTGTGGGGCCAGTAGGACCAGTCGGCCCGTTTGCGCCATCGGCACCCTGCGGCCCAGTAGGGCCAGTTGGCCCAGTAGGACCAGTCGGGCCAACTAAGGCTGCATTGGAGATGGTTTGCTTTTCCCAACGAGAAGCTGTTACATCATAGACTGGTATTAAGTCAGAGCTTGCTGCATCTGTATCTGTAGGGAATCCAGTAAGAGATGTACCAACATTGGCGCTGTCTGTTACATCGGCAGAAGATTCTATTGTATCTAGCTTTGTACCATCACCAGATACATCTCTGCCATCAACATTTCCAGATACAACAATATTACCCGTGACAGTTGCACCTGTAGACGTGGCTTCTACCTTGGTGTTTCCAGCGTTTTGGAGTCTATTGTAATCGTCGGCTACAGCAGTAATGGATACAGTGGCATCGCCAGCGAGACTTATGGCGTTCCCGCTGTTGCTGCTTTCTGAAGGCGTACGAGTGAGTGTTGTACCACTAGCTGTGTACGTCCCTGTACCTATTTCGAAGTTTGTACCTTCTTCGATGACATATTGTACAACATCACCGTTAGATACCCCCGCTGCCGCAAAGGTTTGGAAGCCCGAAGCGGCACTCCCCAGTGTGACGGTGCCAGTCCCCGTGCTGGCAGTCGTCATCTTTGCCCTATTAAAAAGCTTCGCCACGACAAGCTATCCTTATGTTAGTGTCAGGATACCGTTTGTACCTATATCGATAGTAAACGTGTCACCGTCATTTAGAGTCAACGATGTACCGTAATCGTAATATCCAATCACTGGGTCTGCAGGTGATGTCACTGTATCATTGTAAATTACAATGTAACGGAAAGCAGCGACAGAACCGCCTGATGCAGTAAGCGTCAAGTCGTCAGCAGACAGCTTATATGTGCCTGATGTCTGCGTAGATGTGACGTTTGCCAATGTGCGTGAAGATAAGTTGGTATAACTAATCTGAGACACGTTAGCCAAGATACCGTTACCGTCTGCAGTAACATCTGTTCCTGAAGTTGGGTCTGTGTTTGACAAGGCTACGATTAAGGTATCCGCATCCAAGTCCATTGCATTTGCTAGGTTTACGACGAAATCGTTTACCTTTGTGAAACTAGCCATAAGTAAACTCCTATGATATCCTAATTATAGCTGTCGTAGCAGAAGATACTGGGAACTGAACCTCAAACGTATCGTTCGAAACTACACGATTACTTCCAAAATCTAACACAGCTACAGCCTTATTAGAAGCAGAAGAATTATATATCAGCGCACCTCGTGCCGTAAACGAAGCACTTGTCCAACTGATATTCTCGAAATCCACAAACGCAACAGTCCCTGAAGTTGTTGGTGCTATAGTGGTTAATGCCTTTCCCCCTGCCGTGTAGGCAGTCCCCGAAGTATTCGTTATCTCATTTGTTGTAGAGTAAACTGTGGTTCCCGCGCCAAGATCAGCGGAATCCGTGTACAGTGCAATCTTGAAGGTATGAGATGTAAAGTTATGTACAGCCTCAAGCAGTTCCTTCTTGAACGAAGTACATGTTGTTTGAGTAATAGCCATTATGCTGCGTCCTCTCTATAAGAGTCATTCTTAATCATCACACCAAGAGAAGCCATATTCATAAGGGCTGACTGATACCTCTGTAGGTAGTTCTGCAACACATCTGGCTCACCTTTCATGAACGTATACGCCTCATAAAGAGTGCCGTAAAGAAGGGTGGTTTCGGCGTTATCGCCAAGCCAAGATGTCGTTGAAGTAACGATTGAGGGTGGATCATAGTAGTAATGCAGCTCTATGTTGTACGCTGCATCTGGAGTTGGACCCAGGATAAAGTTACCGTTTGACCCTGACTTCTCACCATCAAAGTTTGCGTAATACTTTGGAAGTCCAGTAGTAGAGGCACTGGGGTATGCCTCCCTTATAAAGTTAACTTCCTTCTCCAAGAGATATGTGAAGTTGTTGCTTCCATCGATTACAGCAAGGGAGAATGTTGACAGGAAGTCAGTGGGTCGAGCTAGATACTGATTGCTGGCAGACACATTACCTGTGACATTCTTTCGAAGTTCAGGTATCTGAACATCTCTGTTTATCCGCTCTTCTGCCTGACGAATAAACATATTGATGTTGTTCACGAAAGTTGTTTCCGTGTTCTCAGTGTAGTCTTTGACTGCCTGTACTAGCTCAGAATAGTTCATTTGAACTTATCCATCTCTCATAAAGTTACCGCCACGAGTGGCTGCACCCATACCACGACACTTACCACCCGAACCCATTTTCTTCACTTTCCCGCCGCGCTTCATGAATCCCATTTGGTTACGCACACCCTTGGGCAATTTACCTAAACTTTTCTCTTTGTCTTTTGGTACAGCTTTTAAAGTCATATTCAACTCCTACGTTATGCTGATTGTAACACTTCCCACTTGCGCTGTCATGTATTGCGCATCATTCCAGACTGGATCAAAGCCAAAAAGGCCACGGCTTTCAACTTCTGCCCTGTCTGGTCTAGGGTTCTGTAGTGACTGAGGGTCAAATATTTTTACTCGACCTAAGAAGTTTTGAGGTTGATCAGGATCAGCAACATCTCTTCCTACAAGAAATCCTGTTCTAACTCCGTTATTGAATTCTGGAACAAGGTCTCTCAATGGATACCTAAACCCAGTCTTGTCACAAAATCCAAAAGCGTATTTACCTTTAGCGTAGCTCATGCGCCACCTATCATGAATGTATCATACGGAACAAACTTAATTGAAGCTGTCTCTGTATCTTCATCTGCGGCGAGCTGGAACTGGAACTCGTATTCTTGCTTCAAGGCAGCAACACGAGCAGACACCTCTGGCTTCTTCATAGCAATATAATAAGCCATACCTGTCACCAAGCATGGAACAAACCTTGGCGGCACGGATGTCACTGCATCACCAACGCCAGACGACAATCCATCAATGCCTTTTAGTCTGTAGTAGGCAATAGTGTAAGTTGCTGTACTGTCTGGCACAGGCCACAGTGTTACTTTTGTTTCCGTTGGGAGCCTTTGGACGTAGATTTGGGTCGGCCTACCTTGCGTGTTTTTGTTTGTTTGCTGCGCGTAGGTTGAGACACTGATCCTTTCGAGGGTCGTGTCGATTTGGTTTGTGCCTGTGCCCGTTCTGATTTGGTGTTCGATGATGTCGATTGTGTCCGAAGGAAGGGTATACGTTGCCGTACCTGCTGTAACAGCGATTGTACCCGCTTCAATAGTGAAGAGATTAAGACCACGGTTCTGCCACTCCAATGTTAAAAGGTTAAGACTTCTTCGTGCTGTTTTAAGGTCATAGCCAGTACGCATAGTAAGCCCAGCCCGCTCATATGCTTCTTCAAACAATTCTGGTAAGTCTGGTGTTACTACTGCCATGACGTTGTCCTATGTCACTACACTTCTGTGTCGTTTGGTTTTCTTTGCAATTTTTTTAGGTTGAGCCACATGCTGCTTACCTGCCTTAGTGCCTTGTCGTTTTGCTCTTGTGGTAGCTGCATATTCACTGCTGCTAAGAGACTTAATAGCCGAAGAAGGTAGATACCGTTCACCAGTAGCATTAGCACCTTGGGTAGACGGTTTTCCACTTTTAGTACGCCACTTCTGCTTGGTCCAAGACTTGAGGCTCTTCTGCGACTTTTTAAGTGCCATTACTTCTTCTTAGCTTTACCGCCACGCTTCATAGGCATAGGTTTCTTCATC